GTTTCGTCGTATAATGGATTCATAATCAAAGGCACACATGAAAGTCAAGCACGAAATCAAATCACAACTTGCTAAACTTCTTGCAACAGAAGATCTTATAGTAGAGCATAAAGTAGTTGAGACAGCAGCATTTAATGTGCATACTCGTGTTCTAACTCTTCCTAAATGGGATAGAGCAAGTAATAATGTATATGATGCATTGGTGGCACATGAGGTAGGACATGCACTTTATACACCTGATAGAAATTGGTACAAGGAAATACAGATTCCTCCAAACTTTGTGAACATTGTAGAGGATGTAAGAATTGAGAAGTTGATGAAGAGAAGATATGCAGGACTTGCCAAATGTTTCTATAACGGTTATAATGAACTCAATGATCAAGATTTCTTTGACATAGATGGTAAAGATCTTACTAATTTTAATCTTGCTGATAGGGTTAATTTATATTTCAAGGTTGGTGCGTGGAATGATATATCTTTTTCAACTACTGAAACTCCAATTATCAATTTAATTAGAAATGCAGAAACGTTTGATGAAACCTTATCCGCAGCAGAAGCGTTATATAATTTCTGCAAGGAAGAGCTTGAGAATAAGCAGGAAGAAGAAATTGAACTCAATTCTGGAATGGATCTTGAAGGGGGCGGGAATATCCCTGATGATACTGGTGACGATAGTGATTTTACCGTTCCTGAGTCTACTGGTGATGCTTCTATGGAAGGTGGGAGTGGTGGCGATGCTGATAATATTGGGATGGATGGTGCTGGCTCTTCTTTAGATGAACCAGAAGTAGAGACTGTTAATTCATTAGAGGAAGCTCTTAAAGATCTTACTAATACTCAAAATAATCTTGAAAATACCTATGTTGAATTACCTAAGTTAAATTTAAACAAAATAATTATTGATAATGAAGTAATACATAAAAATCTTGCTGCAGAATGGATTGGGCAAGAGAATGACCATAAAAAAATGTTGGAGGAAAGAAATTTTCAGTATCGTAACATTTATGAAGAAGTTGATGATAAGTTTAGAGAGTTTAAAAGAAGTGCTCAGAAAGAAGTTAATTATCTAGTTAAAGAGTTTGAATGTAAGAAAGCAGCAAGTTCATATGCACGGGCCACCACTGCAAAAACAGGTGTTTTGGATACTTCTAAGTTATATACTTACAAGTATAATGAGGATCTATTTAAGAAAGTAACTACTCTTGCTGAAGGTAAGAATCATGGATTAGTATTTGTTCTTGATTGGTCTGGTTCAATGAATGAGGTGATGCTTGATACCATTAAACAACTTTACAATCTATTATGGTTCTGTAAGAAAGTTAATATTCCATTTGAGGTCTATGCATTTACTAATGAGCATCCTCCAGTAGAAGATACATTTCATAGACTTGCTTATGAAAAGAAAGAAGGTTTAGCTTTTGTTCCAGAATGTTTTTCTATGATGAATTTATTCACTAGCAAAACTAGGACTAAAGAATTAGAAGTGCAAATGAAGAGTATTTTTAGATTGGCATGTTTATTTGGTCATCAAATTTATACTCAATATCATATGCCTATTGGAATGAATCTTTCTGGTACTCCATTGAATGAAGCACTTATTTCTCTTCATCAAATTCTTCCTAAGTTTAAAGATGAGAATAATATAGAAAAAGTTCAGTGTGTAATTCTTACTGATGGTGAAGCTGCACCGTTACAGTATAGTAAAGAATGTCAGCGTGATTGGGAGCATGAACCATTTATGGGAACTAAGTATGTTCATGATAGATGTATATTCCGTAATCGTAAAACAGGTCATACTTATTCATGTGAAGGGTTGGGACATTGGGCAGATGTTACTGACGTATTATTACAAGATTTACGACAAACTTTCCTCACTACAAATTTTATTGGAATACGAGTTCTTGCTAATAGAGATGCTGGTCAATTTATCAGACACTATGCTGGATATGAAGATAATACATATGACATAATAATGAGAAGATGGAAAAAGGATAGATCATTTACAATTAAGAATTCTGGTTATCATTCTTACTTTGGATTATCTGCAAATGCACTTGCCAATGAAGATGAGTTTGAGGTTCAACAAGATGCTACAAAGGCACAAATCAAGAGGGCTTTTGTAAAGAGTCTTAAGACTAAGAAAATGAATAAAAAAATACTTGGCGAATTTATAGAATTGGTGGTATAATATTAGTATGAATATTTTTGTAACCCATCCTGATCCCCATGTATCGGCAAAAGTCTTGCCTGATAAACATGTGGTCAAGATGCCTTTAGAGACATGTCAGATGCTCTCTATTGTCTTCTCACACTGGTATTATGACTGGGGTGATGACTTAGTTAAGAAGAAAGATGGAGAACCTTTTAAGACTCAGAAAGGTGCATTTCGTAATCACCCATGTACTCAATGGGCAGCAGATAGTATTTACAATACTGCTTGGTTAATTCAACATGGTTGTGCTTTATCTGATGAGTATACACATCGTTATGATAAGATTCATGGGTGTGCTGATGCCTTGTTTGAGGCAAAGAAAACATTTCACAAATTTGCAGGAGAAGTAATTACATGTTATTGTATGG